AATACCAGACCGTCATCTTTACGCCCCGGCGAAGTGCAGCGCCCTGAAGTATTCCAGCTTGAGCGCTTCACTACCATTGGCCCGCTGGCCGGTGATCTCGACTGTCACATTTACCGAAAAGTCGATGGCGTAGGTCTGCGGCGAGCCGGTCCCGGATGTAAAGTAGTTGCTGTCGTAAGGTTGAACCTGGGATTGCAGCGAATTACGGTTCGCCAGGACAATCAACGGCGCTTCTCTCGCAACAGTCGTGCGCGTATTGTTGTAAACCGTCACGCCTGCGACCTTGACCTTGATAATCTTGTTATTGGCTGAGTTCGTGAACGTCCAGAGCGGCTCTATCTGAAGAATGCTGTTCGGCCCCAGCACCCCGGATTTGATAGTAAAGGACGCCAGAATTTCATCAATATTGGTCGATGCACACGACGCTGCCACCGCGCTGCTCGAGAGCACCTCCACCGGCAGGGCAATGGCTAGGTAATTTACCGCGTCACCGGCATTTATCAGGTCCAATTCGATGGCCTGATCAAACTCTCCGAATTGGCCGGCGCGATACACTGTGCCCCCGACAAACGCCGTATCGATAAACTTGATCATGAGCTTACCCTATTCTGGAATTGGACATTCTGCGAAGCCATGTTGGCCGCAGCGGCACGTTCATCGAGCGCTTGCTTCTCCTGCTGAATCGTGATGTTCTCTGCCTTGATCGTGGCGTCCGTGTGCACTTGTTCGGCCTTGATCGCCAGTTCCTGCTGCCGGGCCTCGATGTCAGCCTTGAGCTTCTCGACCTCGGCCTGCAGCTTCGCCACCTCCGCTTGCTCCTTGCTCATATTGAGCTGGATCATCTGCATCTGCAGTTGCTGCTGCATCTGGGCCATCTGAGCCTGCTGCGCTTCCTGTTCCGGTGTCATCTTCCCAGGAACATTACCCACTTTGCGGCAGAGATCCGCGTATTCATGCCGATTAGGAATATCGGATAACTCGATCATCGCTGGATAAAGAACCGCCTGATACGGCGGTGGAGCGGCCTGCACCATCTGACTGAAGGCCTGCAACTGCTGCGCGCGAAAGCTCGGCGTTGATGGTATGTTTTCCAGCACAACCTTTATCTGGGCAGTAGCCAGGTCATTCTGAACAACCGGACCCTGTGGCGTCATGACCTCGTGATTCAGGTAAATGACCTTCTGCACGCTCCCCTGCTTGACGGATACCTGCATAGGCTTGCCAATCATGTCGGCCTTGGCAAAGGCAAGAAGCTGTTGCCCCACAAGCCGCCGCGCATACCGGAAATTATCGTTCGGCTCGGCCAGCACCGTGGAGCCCTGCTCCACCAGATTGCTGATTGCAACACCGCTGCTGGCTTCGGTATTTGCTCCGAGCATGGCCCGATAAATCCCGCTGACCTCTTCGATCCTGCGCTTGCGCTCCTGCACCAGTTGGAACACTTGCGCGGCCAGGGCGTTATCCGTCGTGACCCTGAACCCGTTGGCGTTCCTGCGCTGGGAATTCAGTATGGTCATCGAGCGTGGGCTACTGATATTGTTCGCCACCTCTTGATAGGTGTTCTGGCTTAGGTCCAGCGCGTCGTTGTCGATCTCGACCCGCTTGGAGTTCAGCACCTCATAAAGCAGGATGTCGAGATCGATTATCTGGTCCTGCGGCCCGCGCATGTCACGGATCAGGCCGTATGGCGTGCGGCTGCGGTCCTTCCGAAAGCACCAGAATGGCACATACGGAAAATTCCCATGCGGCAACGGCGTGGGCACATCCATGAGCTTGTGCGGCCCAAGCCAGATCGATACACGCACCCGGGGAAGAAGCGCTTTCTGCACCTGCACCAAGCCCTGCGCGATCGCTTGCTCATGCAGCGGATTCTGCTCGTTGTACTCTATGGCTGTGCCGATTGGCAGCATCAATACCGGCGCCTGCTCGTGATGCCGATACCACAGCTCGGAGAGGCGAACCATGCCGGAGGACCGGTTCAAGTATTCTTCCTGGCTTTGCCCCCAGGCCTGCTCGACTTCATAAGCCCTGGCCATGTTGCTGTCGCTGCCGTCATACACGTCGAGCGTGCGCCAATTGTTCCAGCTCGCCTGGATCAGATCGGTTTGCTCTGGGAACATGGAGGTAGCCTGATCGCGATCAACCCACTTATCCCGGCGCAGGTAGCGCGCATCCGACAAATCCGGTTCCCGAGCGGTCCAATCCCAGAATATGTCGTTCCTATGTACTTCCCTGACGCGATACGGATACTTCAGCGGATCGAATTCACGCGACACTTCGACCCATCCCAGGCCGGCGCGCATCATGCTGCTGTAGGCGTCCGACATTGCACGATCAGCGCGGCTTTCGGTTTCGATCTCTTTGATCTTGGCGGAAAGCGCTTCGGCAATCTCTGCTTGCTGTTCGTCGTCGGACGTGACTTTATAATCGGTGCGTGAGCGCGCTTCCAGACCCAGCACGGCATTCAAATTTGGTTTTATTAGGTTCGAGTCCTGTGGAGGAATGCCAGCTTCCTTGAGCTTCTGGTTTACATCCGCACTCAGTTGCATGCCGTCGTAATAATCACAGTCTTGATCTGAATCAAGGCGCCATTTTGGTTGGTTACGCACATCCCTGCAGATACGATCGTAGGCCTCGACCGATATATCCGCCGTAATTGGAGCTTCCACTACTTGGCCTTCCTGAACTTAAATCCGGCAGCCTTGACCTTGCCGTTGAGATATTTCCCAATCGACTCGCAGCCGCAGAGACCATCGTAAACCGATTGCGGTACGCCTTCGTATTCGTAAACTCCGCCCGAGGAATACTCGACCCTGAGCTTCTTGCTGACAGGATCGTAGCCGTGAGCCTTCACCTGGGAGCTCTTGCAAGACTTCATAGCAATGCTCACGAGCGCCACCCGACAATCCGGATGCCGCGCGCGCTCGATGCCGGCCTGTCTTCCTCGATGGCCACAGCCAGATACCGCAACGCATCAGCAGAATGCGAAGCCCAGTCATGCAGCGGCCGTCCAGACAGCTCTTTAGTATCCGGATTGGTATCGTATCGGTAGTGTCGCAATGCCTGAATTCCTTCTGAGCACTTTTGCTCATCAAAATACAGCCTGTTAAAGATGGTTCTGACAGCGTTGATCCCGTCCGCAATAGACAAATTCGGAACGATCCGCACGTTGCGCCCGGCCGCAGTCACCAGCTCCTCTACGCTTCTCCCTGTGGCCAAGGTCTTGGCCTTGGCGTCATGCGGCAGCCACACTGTGCCGTACAGATACGGCTTATGCTGCATCACGCCCAGGTAATGCTGGAGCGGCTGCTGAGCTGCGCTGTAATGATCAATGAGCCTGATTTCCTGATTCACTGTCTGAGCAAACCACATGCTGGTACTGTCAGCCCAGCCGAGATCGAAGAAAACCTGCACTTGCCGGGCAGCATCATATGGAACTGAGCGAATCCGGCCTTCCTCTTGCGCCTGGCGCAATTCCCTGGCATAGATCGCGCCATCGAGCGTTACCCGACATTCACCCTGCCAGATATTCTGGTATCCATCCGGATCGCGCGCCTTGAGTTCGTCCTTTTCCTTGCGAAGCGTCTCGGGAAACCAAGGATTGTCATCCCAGTTGATCTTGACCACCTTGGCATCGCCCGGTGGATTCTTTACGAACCGCTGGTAGGTCTCGTCCGTTTCCAGCTCAGGATTGAACGTCAACCAGATTTCCGATCCGTCTTTCCGAATTGTCGGAATCAACGTATCCCAGGATGATTTGGAAACGGTCTGCGCCTCTTCAACCCAGACCCGGTCGACGCCTTCGAACGACTTAATCTTCGTGATGTTGTTGCGCAGGCCTGCGAACACGAATTCGGTCCCGTTCGCACCCTTGATCGTCGTGTTCTGCACCTCGTAGAACCCATCCAAACTAAGCTGGCTGATTTGGTCCTGCAACAGGTGATGCACAGACTCGGTAATCGAGTTCTGAAACTCGCGCGCGCATAAAATGCGAAGGGGGCTCGCGGCCCCCTGAATCAATAACGCCCTGGCGACGCCCCAGCTCTTCGCTCCGCCGCGACCGCCGTACGCAACCTTGTATCGGTGCGGCTCAAACAGGAACCGGAGTTTTTCCGGGAATTCGGCCCTGCTTGTGGTCATCAGCAAGTAGGTGCCATTGGAAACGGCTGATAAGGCATAGGAGCAACCATCGGCTGCACTCCTGGCCACAGGTTCGGTAACTTTTTAGTCATATCTTGAACACGCCTCATCTCATCCTGCGCTCGCCGGATCTCAGACGGTCCAGGCGCAGGCACGCGAGTCGGCGTTTCTTTCTTGAATACCAATTGCAAATGCTCCGAGATCATCTTCCACTCTTCCACGCTCGGCGGATTGTCCGGTTGCATCTCAGCCCTGCCTTGCAGCCAGTAGCAAAACTGTTCTGGTGTCATCTTGATTAATTTCTAACCTAAAAATGGAAAGCTACTATTCATGCGGGTTTGGTATTCCATACCGAGTATATACAGCGCTTATCCACAGAATCTGTGGAAAGTTTCATTGATCAAAACCGTTGCCTCGTGCCACAGTGAATACAGAATGTCCCGCTCGGAACAATCCGAAAAACATCACATCCGCAGCCGCACTGCCAGATACTTTCATCAGGCAAGGCATCATGCACAAACCGGGTTTTGTTCAGGCCGCAACTCGGGCACTCCATCCACTCAACCCCGATTGGCGCAACCGCAACATGCTCGTGTTGGCAGACTGCACAGCGCGCCTTACCGGTCAGATGCGGCTCGAACTTTTCCGGCCTTTGGAAAGCGATTACACCCATACTCTAACCCTGGCCACCTGATTTAAATCGATCACAGCGCCCCTACGATTGCGGCTTTTGGGCGACAACGAAGGAAACAGTGATATTTTGCAGGATCGGCTTGTCGGGATCGCCTGCAATGATCTGTTTGTCGTATCCAAGCAGCCTTGCCTTGCCCATCGTTCCCGCGACTGCGGCAGACGCCTGAGGCGTCGAAGCTTTTAGGGCCGCTTGCCGCGCTTCCTCCAACTCCGTCAGCAGATCATCGACAGTAAGGTTATGACGCTTTGCATGCTCCGCTTTTAGTTCCGCAAGTCTTGCTAGAATCTTGCTATTCTGAGTCAGGTTGAAAGCGTTGCGGTTGACGGTCTCTGGCTTCTGGTTCTTCGCCCCATATGCTCGACGGTAAGCCTCGCTCGCGTTGCCCGTTTCTATGTACGCTTGGCAGAACGCTTCTTGCTTAAGGGTGAGCTTGGTCTTCATGCTTTACGCTGTTGCAGCCACGCACTGCGGCGCGTAGCATCACCTCACATGCGGATCTTTCCTCGATCTCCTGACGCAACGCCCGATTGATCACAATCGGATCATCTGCAGGTGATACCCGATCTACTGCGTAGGCGTCTTTGCATTCCCCAGGCAGCACAACGGAGCAGTAGATCGGAATGGGCTTTTCTACTACGCGTGTCTCGATAACGGGCTTGGCGGCGCAGCCAAACAGGAAGGCCATTGCACTTACGGAAACGACCAGCGAGGCTGCCCGCATAAGCTTATTGATGGCGTTGCGCAACATATTCTTTCTGCTCCTCGATGATCGCCTTGCACTGCGCCTCCGGCTCCGCGGGCACGGGAGGAAGCACTTTGATAGCTGCTACCGCTGCCTTATGCTTCGCAACCAGAGTTTCCGCATCCCGCATTGCAGCGCTTGCCGCCTTCTCTCGCTCTTCCACGCCCTGAGTGATCACTCCAACCGCAGACTTCACGCCCTCGATGTCGGTAGCGCACCGGTCATTTGCTGATTTCATCGCTTCATTGCTGGATTCCAGGCGAGCTATCTCCGCTCCATCCTTCCAGTCCTTCACGGCCCAGCCAGACCCAGCGCCTACGACGAAGATAATGGCAGCGATGACAGCCTGTAATACAGCACCAGCGAACATCAGAGCCGGTCCTCGCGTTGTTGCTGAAGCGCAATCAGACGAGCGCGCCTGGCTGCTTCTTCTAAAGTCCGCCCAGCATTTGGCGATGGTTCATAATCGCGTGGCGGAGGAATTGGCCTCACAGCTGGCTTAACAGGTCCGAACAGAAACTCAAACATTTATGAGCGCCCAATAAAAAGCCCGCGCGCGGCGGGCGATAACAATTAGCCAAAAAAAATACTGTTCAGGCGGAGTTGACTAGTTTCTAAACCACTCTACTATTAAACCGGCGCTCCACTTTGGAGTTCCATGAACCCGGATTAAACCTCAACAACAATATGGAGAATACGATGTTCAAACAACCCAAATTTCTTTCTCTTGCCTCCGTAGCAACAGCGATGCTTTGCGTCCTTAGCTCTGGAAGTGCTAGTGCTGACCTGACATCAAACACTTGGAACGTGTCTGCGACGGACAGTCGAGGCGTGACTTGGAGTGGATCAACCCTTTCTTTCCTGACCGATTCACTCTCCGGCACAGATCATTCGCTGACCGGATATTTCGAGTGGACCTCAAGCCGAGGTGAATTCGGACGAGAAAACTTTACTGGAACACTTTTTGCCAACAATCACCTCGTCGTGGATGGAAACGCACTTATCCCACCAACGCAGGGACTCATATTAGGACATTATGAGGCCGATTTAGCTCCATCAGGCACAGCACTAGTCAATGGGTTCTGGACTGGTGGTATTCCGGCAACATGGAGCGCAACCGCCGTTCCGGAACCCGAAACTTATGCGATGCTCCTGGCCGGCCTGGGTTTGCTTGGCTTTATCACTCGACGGAAAAACTTTACCCTGTAAACCAATGAAGGGGCCGAGGCCCCTTTTTATTACCGCTCAAATAAAAAACCCACCGGCTTATGGGTGGGTTCGAAATAAAAAACCCGCTGGGTTAGCGGTTTTGCAGGTTTTACTGTGAGAATTTCTCACTTTATATATTGCTTTTACAGGTGCTTCCCGAAAAAAGCAAGCTGATTTTCGTGGTTGTTCATTCCAGATTCTGAAAAAAACCTTTTTAATAGGCTAGATTGAGTACAGCGGTAAAGCATTTTATTGATAACGATAAACAATATTTGCAAGGAGAAAAAAATGTTCAAGAAATTGAAAGAAAAGATGGATGAATTAAAAGAATTGTTCGGGGAAAATGCAATGTCTGTAATCATGACGGACCTTGCTGCCATAATAACTGGTTTAATAATCATAACCTTATGCTTTTTTTTGGGGGATAATCTAGAGGATTACTTCTACAATGTTCTTATAACGATACTAGGTATGTTATTGGGATGGGCGCTGGGTATGTTCTTTGCTCCCTATGACAAAACGGAAACAGACAAATTTACTGCTATTGGTCAATCGATTTCGGCCTTCGTGTCGGGGTATGTTGTGAGCAAATTAGATCGCTTTCTGGAAGCAACGATGTTTGTTGACAAGCTCCCATCAGAAGCCACATGGACTCGTTTAGGTTTGTTTTGCAGTTCTCTTGTCCTAACCGTGCTTACCGTGTTTTCTAATAGAAAATATTTTAGCGCTGGAGGGTCTAGAGATGCTGGGGGAGGTGGGAGTGGTCCCTCCGGCGCAGCCTCGCCTTCGGGCTCTACTACAACCTCAACCCCTACCACTTCAACCCCTACAACTCCTACCCCTAAAACTTCGACCCCTACAACTCCTACCCCTTGACAGGTCAACCCCCCAGTCCAGCGCTGACTTTCAAGCGCTCAGCGTATTAGCTGAGCGCCACCTGGCTTAGATTAACGTCATGCGTAAATACGCTGGCACAAAATCAACCCATGCCCTTCAAGCTCTTCCTGAATCTCCACCATCGCCCTATTTTCAACAGCGCCCAACACATCGTAAACCACGCTCCTGATTTCAATTACCTTGGCATCCCGGCATTTTAGATCGCGCCGGATAGCCCTATACCCGATGTCCGCGCCAAAATAGCACAGCAGCAATTTATACGCGCCGCGGCGCCCGTGAACCCCGGTACCCAGGCCGCAGAATATCCTGTTCATCAGCATCGTGACATGCTCGGCTCCAGTCTGGCCACCGAACCGCGCTGCGATGTATTCCCGGCAGGCTGGATCCGGCAACCGTTCAGCCATCCCGATGATCGCGGCCGCCTGGGCGTGTTGCTCGTGAACGGATAGTCCCTGAATCGCTTCAGGAGGAATTCCGCGCATACTCTGTTCCCGCATGCGGTTCGCGCCGCTCAGTTTCACGATCGGCCGATTGACGGTTTCGTATGCCCAGGAAAGGGCGCTATGGGCGGACCGGAACATCTGGAACCTCCTTTCGCTGATTCGATCGTTGATAGGACAGCCTATTCTGTTCACAAACGGGGCATCGCTTATGCGTACGCCGGCCGTATGCGTTATAGCGCCACTTCCAGTCGCCAGCATCGGGCCGCATTTGGCAACATCCAGGGCAGAATCTAAGCACGGAACCCTCCCCTCTTCGCAATCTTCACAAGCGCCTTGAAATGAACGGACTTGCTCTGCCGGTAGAACCCATCTTTTTTCGCCCGGGCGCTGGCCTTTGCCTTCAGCTTGCTCGCCTCGGCCTTCTCGCGTCGTTCGGTTTCCGCCAGGAGGCCATCCCCTATCACTTCGGGGTTCTGGTACTTCCAGGATTCCATGGGAACTGGGAATTTCATCTACCCTCCGAAATAGCGCGATTGGTCAACGCCAATAAACCGGTTTCATCCAGTTTCCACATGCGCTCGAATCCACGCCTATGAAGCCCATGCACGCCGGTCGCACCCTGGTGATGTTCAGGACATAAAGGAGAAACAGCGAAGTCATCAGCAGGCACGGTTACGTGATGCACACTTACCGGGCGCGTCTCAATCCCGAGTTTGTACATGCACACCACGCAGGGAAGCTGCGCAACTCGATCCATGTGAACTTTAGCTGCCTTGCTCATTCCCCAAACCCTTCCAGAACCGAGTCCATCATCTCGTACGCCTGATCCTTGCCAAGATGCTTCCAGAGGTATGGGGCGGCGTGCTCACCGCGTAGGAACTCGATTACCTGAGCGTGGAATTGCCGGAACTCTTCCTCGTCGGCTTTGGCGTAGGAGATGCTTTTCGGCAGAGGAACTATTCCGCCCTTGGCGCCCGGTACCCACACCACCCAGGCCGCGCCGATCTTTAACCAATCGCGGAACATTTCGAAATCAGTGAACCGCTCCTGGGCATCAAACAGCGTTTGCTCAATCTTCATGTGCCGGCGATGGAATGGACCAGAGCGCGGGAATACCATCTCCACCGCGGCCATTTCCCCGGGTTCCATGCGAGTAATGCGCTTCCAGAAATGACGCCATGCGCGACGATCCTCTTTGCAGGCACCATCCACTGCCCCGAACAGAAATGAACGCACGGCTTCCAGCACACCTTCCTTCGGCATCTCCATATCAGTGCGGCAAATGGTCATCTTGGCCATGTCAGATCGCCGTCACCTGAACCACGGCACGCGCCTGCTCGGCGTAGCGCTTTGTCACCGATAACTCCACGGCCTGCTTGTCGTCCTTCCAGACAATCTCGTTGCAGGCATCAAAAATCCCTTTAATGCAGTTGTCGAGGTCCGGCTTGGATGTAGGGAAGATTCCGCCGTTGAGCGCGTTGCGCTGCTTCTTCTGAGACCAACTGGCAGGAGGCGTCACATACAGGCCGATCCATACCGACACAGCTCCATCTATCACCGCCCTGCCCTGCATGGCTTCAGCAGCTGCCAACTTCACCAAGTTTTCGTAACTGGCAGTTTTTTCCGGAGTGTATGTAGTGACAAAATTGCCGCGGCGCGCGAACTTGGGCCTCCCCTTTCCTACCGGCGTGCCGGGAATAACGAATGAGATCTCAGACATTTGCCGCCACCCCCGGGCTCACGAACTTCACCAGCAACTCTGTCTGCTCCTGGTCCAACTCAATCGGATCGGAACTCAACCCGAATAGCATCAACGTGCCATCCGACGTGCGCGCCAGGCGGAAACGGGATTTGGTCGGCAACCGATTGGTAATGACCTTTTCAACGATGTCATTAACATGGTGAGTTACCGCATTGAAGGTGATCGGCAAAACACTTTCTATCTCATCGGAAACCGTGTCATTCGTGGATTTCAACCCGTTCGGCTTCCCGGTTTTAATTCCCTCGAATTCGGGGGAATTAACCACTCCATTCCTGCGCCCATCAGCAAGGAGCATTTCAGGCGTAACACCCGGCGCGAGCGCATAAGTTTTATTCGCAACACCACCAGTAATTACGATGAGTCCGCGATCAACGTGATTCCTGATGAACGGCTTGATCGTGTTGGCCCCGGAAATGCGAATAAGGTCTTTCCCTGAAACACTTCCTCTCTCAGAGATGGTTTCAAGGATGATGCGGGACTTGCTTTTCTGCTCCATATGTCGAGTCTCCGGTTCTTTGGTGGTTGGCGCATTCAACCCTGGCGATATGTTGTCCGTGCGCAGCGGCGCCGGCGGGCTGATAGAGAACTGCTTGAAACTCACCTTCTCCGGCACGCCGGTGGGCCACACCATGATTTGAGTTACACCATGCTTTGAAACGATGCATTTGTTTATGCTGCGCGCGGCATACATTTCCTCGACAAGTTCGAGCAGCGGGCCCATGGCCATGCAAGCCTTTTCCCTGAGAACGCGAAGTGGCATTGGGTTTTTGGAATCGGATCCAGAGAGCAGAGAAAGAATCTTGTCCGACGTCATCACCCCTCCCCTTTCTTCAATCGAAACATCGTGCACCTTATTCCCCATCTCTCGCCGAGATCACACCGCTTCGCGCCGCGTACCGAGAATTCATGGATACAGCCGGAGCAGGAAAGGATGGGGCGAGTGGTTACGAGGAAACGATTCATTCCGCATCCCCATCCCAGTCGAACGCACGTCGCCCGGCCTTGTCGAGCAAGGCATGCCATTCACGTTTCTGCAATGGAAACTCACCGGTGGTGGCTGACTCAATATTGCTCGTTGCGACATCAATTGCTTCAGCGGCCTCCTCTGAATTCCACCCAGCAATATCCAGCACCTTCCTGACCGTTTCTGGCGTCTGCTTCATCTCTAGGGAAAACATGCAGGGATGACCTGAGGTGTAGCCCATTACTCGGCCGCCTCTTCAGTTTGAGAAATGGCTTTTAGGGCGAGCATGCTTTTTAGTGCTGCGATATGCTTGAGCCCTTTTGCGGCATCTAGAGGCTTTTGCTCTTCCAGTTGCTGCTGCCTGTGCTCTAGCAAGAATGGGTGATTTACGTTCCCTGTGAGCTGAAGCAGTTGTGCCTTACTGTCGGGAGAAAGCAGGCAAAGAGAGTGATCAAGGCTCAGCTTGCCTGTACGCACCGCTTCGGCTATTGGATGAGGCCGCCCTTCCTTATCGTGGCCCAGAGAAACAAACCACTTCGGCTGAATCTTCTTTTCCCTGGCATCAGCAACAATGCGCGCATATGCATCTTTGAACGCCATCCTGGCGCCCACCTTATCGCCATCGTTCAGTAGAGGTCTCGCTACCTGCATTGCCTCGCCCATTTGCTCGGTAATTACAACCGTATCGCTTTCCGGCCTGCTCATGAGCGCCCAGGCCTCATCTGCTCCCGGCATGCCATCCGCTGCTTGAACCCTTTCAATAATCGCAGCGAGGGTCAACCGTCCGCTTAATTCGCGCCGGCACCGTTTGATAGCTGCCAGCACATCGGGTAATTGATACTCGGACAAATCCTCGGCCATCAGCATCAAAGCGGCGGGCTGTAACTGCGTTCCCATAACTTCAGCTGTCGCGCCCAGGTTTGTGAGAAGGATTTCCATTTCAGACTGTTGCATGCTGCTTCCTTTTCATCATTTCGATTGCCTGGTTCACTGAATCGAAGTTGCTTGCCGTGCGGTCAAGCTGATTTGCTCGGGTGGCTGTCATAGCTCTGCCCGTAGCCCATTGAGTTCGTAAGCCCTCGGCGTCTTTCAGCAACAGGAAGACCGGATGTGTTTTTTGAACGTAAAACTTGTCGTTGTGAGAAACGAAGAAGGCAGCGACATGCGGCGCTTCCTCGTATGGAAGTTTCTGGACGAAGCTTTTAATCGACGAATTTACGGCGGCATTGCGGACTGGTTCTACTCCGTATCGGGAGAAATAAGCATCGCAGTAGCTTTTCCATGTAGCTCTGCAAGCTGCCTGCAATTCGGTTTCAGCAGAAGCTGCAACCTCGCCGGATTTATCCGGCAGAGAAATATCTGTTAATTGGTTTGTTCCCTTGTCTGTTGCTTTTATGCGTGTAGTCGATTGGGCTACGGTAGATGTAGCCGGCTGGGCTACACTTGGAGCAGCCTGTTCGGCTACGGTAGTCGATTGGACTACGGTAGCCTGTTCGGCTACTCTTTTTGTTTTTCTTGCTTCGCTTCTTTCTTTGTAAACGATAGCCAGGTCGGCTACTGTTTCTGGAATGACAATCGTATAGTTTGTAGCTTTACCGTAACCGCCCGCCCCTTCCTTTTTAAGCCACCCAAGCTCAACAAGTTTGGTTGTTGCTGCGCTAATGTTTGACGGATGCATTCCGCAGCGTTCTGAAAGGGCTTCCCGATGAGGAAAAATAAGGCCAGTTGTTTTGTTGCGGAACGAGAAAAGCGTTACCAAAACACGCATGGTTTCCAGAGTGAGGCGGTTGTCCATCATTACCTCGACCGGGACTATCGCAAATGGATGCGCCTGCTCTGTAGCGTGCTTCATGCTATGGCCTCTTCTTGCTCGAGGCGAGTTTTGTTTTTGGTAGGATGTTTGGCTACAGATAAAATCACCACCGACACTCCCGTCCCAGCGAACTCGCCTGAATAAACGCCGGACCAGGAAAGATCGCACCCGGGTAATGAAACTTGGTTTTTGGCTGAGGCCGGCAGCACAGCCACAAGTCGACCGCCGCGTTCCAGAAGCCCATAAGCAGATTCAAGGTGTGCTTGCCAGCGCCCCTCAGAAAAAGGAGGGTTCATGACGACCCGGGTAAACGAGCACGCATGCTTTCGTTCTTCCGCCCACTTCAGAAAATCTGCCTGCTCAACGTCAAAGCCTTTGAACTCAAGAATCTTGCAATGTAGGGCAGACAGTTCTATGCAAGTGGTACGGGCTACTGGAAGAAAATCTGCTAATCCACCCTGCCCTGCGCTGGGCTCAAGTATCGAATCTGAGGGCCCAATATCAGCCAACTCGATAGCCTCTCGCGCTATCGACTCCGGTGTGGGGTAATACTGGTGCGATTTTTGATCCGGTATGCAACCTGAGTTGATGATTTCAGCGACGACATACTTCGCGTAATAACCGAACTCGATGTCACCTGATCGATTAAGAACTCCGCCGACGGAAATCAAGACGCGAAGCGCTTCCTGGTATGCCGCACAATTGCGGTCTTTCACATAGCCGAAAGAAAATGTATTTTGATTGCCGCGAGAAAACCCGCCATTGGATATAAATTCGAGTACCGCAAACGGCAGAGGACGCACCATTACAGTGAATGCCTTGATCTTTTTTTTAGGCTTGGTACGGAACTCTGACGGGATCGCATGTGGGTATAGACTGGCAAGCACTGAATTCAGTCTCCATGCCATCTCGGGATGAACTTCAAGATGCGCCGTGCCCTTCTTGTAGAGCCGAATACGCAGCGCCCCGCCATCAACCGTATGCCATTCACCGGTATTGGATTTCAATGTATCAATGAGCCGTGACGAGGCGTAATGCTTCGGCATATCCCGCCCCATGAACTTTGCTATCACGCAGCGCAAATCATTGATGTACCCGTTCTTGTCGCCGTAGTAACTGGTCATGTAGCTGATGATCATCCGCTTACCGAACGCTGCGGGAGAGTTGGTTACATGCAGTCCAGAGAGGTTACGGAAGATGCCGTCGACACGCTCAGCCAGAAACTTGGATCGCATCGAAAGCAATGATTCGATGGTGGGTCTCACCGCTTCTTCGGTGAAGTCAACGCACTTCATTTCACGAATTTGATTGTTCCATTCGTCCCGGCGCGCTTGCGGCATGCAGTCGTAAACATCCGTCATATCGAGCGTGCGGGACCAGAAATCTGAATTCAAAGCCGCATAAGCGGTCTTCTTCTCAAAAAGCTTTTGCACCGATGGCGAGTACCGAGAATCCTCCCGGCATCCATCAATGAAATACCGCATACAGCCGCCAAGATCCCCAGCCACTATTCCCGCTATCTGATCGATGTAACCGCGGCGAAGTTTGTAATCGGCAAGCAGGTTGTCCAGTAAATCTGATGATGCCGGCGCAAAGAATTCTTCTTGTTCGAACCCGATGTAATCCTGGTTCTCTGTAGGGGCACTGATCCGGCTATGCTCAGGGGATGAGCACTCAGCGCTGCGGTGTGAGGGTGCTGCCATGAGGTTCATTACGCGCCGCCTTTCATTGAAAATCCCCGAGCATCTTCGCGAGGTTGCGCAAGACTTGTGCAGGATCGGCTGTATTTTTTCTCCTCTCACCGTGTGACAATCTGGTCATCTCAACAGACCGCCGATCAGCAATGATCAGGCTTCGGATATATGAGCTATGCGATAAATCCAGTTCTTCCGCACGGGCCTTGCTCCAGTTATGTTCGTCGGCGGAAAGCATTACCGTGTCGCGAATATCGCGGTTGTCGTGTCGGCTGAACAACGGATCGTTTTCGTCAACCATGATTCAATCCTTTAAAAAACCCCTCCCCGTCGGGAGGGACAAGCTACTCCGGCACAAGAGGGAAAAAGCCGGAGCAGAACAGAAAAGGTGGAGATTCCTGCTGTGGTAGAGTCTGATTTCCACATCAACTTCAATCACGAAAGGAACCTCCATGAGCGAAAGCAAAACTATTCAGGCTCAGAATTTGACGCTGATGATTTACCTGCACGACGGGCAAGAAACGCTGCTGGCAGAATTCTGGAGAATTTGGCAACCACCCAGTCGCGTGCTGCACGAATGGCGCGACGGCGTATTTCTGCTCGCACAGAACGCAATACTTTTCGATCAAGCCAAAGCTCATGATGTGCTTGTTCGAGTATGTCAGTCTCAACTGGCGAAAAATCGGGCGTATCTCTTGATTCCGGTCTCTTCGACGGACGGCTGGATAGCGGGAGGTACACCTTCCGCAGAGTCGAAAGCCATCCTAGAGCGCCTTTCGGTTCCAAATCCGGGTTTTTACCCTTCCTCATGATGAGATACAGTTCATATCCCAGGCTCACGCAACCTCCGGGGAGTTGAGTGCCACGCATTTGAGAAAATGAATTTCCATGGATAAAAGAAAATTTTTTGTTGCTATATTCATTGATGTCCCAGATAGCTCGTACGCCAGGTTATCGGAAGCATTCAAAGCGCTCTCCGACGATGACTATGAGATAGTTCACCTTCACAGAACAGGCGCCTTTTTTCTGGTAAATACCAGACACGACGCAAACAAAATTGCATATGCAATTTCAGATTTTGTGCGCGCGGATGACCGGCACCTCATCATTGAGTGTTCCGGTGATTGGTATACGTACGGTCTGAGCAAGGCGGCGGCGTGGCTTCAGCGCCATCACACCCAAAAATGAACCGCATCTGAGCCTTCCGTATCGGATCGCTGATGAAATCGCAGAGCCGGGCAAGCCAGGCAATGGGACTGCGAAAAAGAAGCCAGCCATGAAAGCGTTTCATGCAACCTCCGGGGAGTTGGTGCACAGCTCGGTAGCGATCAACGCCTCACGATATGGAAGCCAATGCTCTATATCCGTACTTCCGGGAAAGGAAGTTGAATCTACCTCAATACCAAGGAGGGAAAACAACTTGAGAGCAGCGGACTTGTTGCGATACGGAGGATGATTGTTTTGGAACGCAAACTGGAAATACCCTTTCTTTGGAATAGCTGGGCCTCGTCTCAAATTGCAAGAACGGCAGACCGGGTCCACTTCCAGCGGCCGGTTGTAATCCCTATGGTCATACTCGACGGCTTTGTTGCCACAATCGCTACATTTAAATTGCGTGGGATGCTTGAGAGCGCCAGACTTTATGGCGCCACAAACCTGAGCCATAGCGCCGGCGCCGCCATGATCATGAAGGAAATATTTTCCCGAATAATTGATCGATGTCCTGCACGAAGAGCAACGGAAATATTGAGAACCTCCCCTAGCTCTTTCTTTTGTTCCACAAACACGGCATTTATATGTGCCGTACGCACCAATTGGGCGACCGAGCTTTACAGATGTTCCGGTCACGCGGCCACCTCTTTCCTTGCACAAACTTCGGAGTGCAAAGCCAGCAAGGCTTGCGCATCAGCGAATTTGAGATCCGTTTGTTCACCACGATAAATATCGGAGACCCATGATTGAGCTCTAGCCAACCGTGAAGCGATTTCGACTTGTGTCCAGCCTGCCGACACGATCTCGATCATTATTTGTTGAAAATTTGGATTCATAGTTATAAGAATATCGCTTACGCGATTATTTGTCAATCGCCTATGCGATCATTTTTTCTATCACAATTGCGATAATGGATACGTTAGGGAAAAGACTGAAAGCGGCTAGAGAGACTTTCAAGCCGAAAAAGTTAACGCAAAAGCAGGTTGCGGATCGGGCAGGTATCGCCCAAGCAACGGTGGCCGATATAGAGAGAGGAAGAAATGAGACTACGACAAAATTACCAGATCTTGCCTATGCGGTGAGTTGCTCGTTGAATTGGTTGGCCACCGGCAAAGGGGAAATGAGGGGTAGCGATATACCAAGTAAACCGAGCGATGGGAACAATCAAACGGAACCAAACCTCACCGATGAGCAGCAACATATCCTTTCGGTGATGGAGGCCATAGGCCCAGAGGCCAGAAAGGCCCTTCTTCAGACGGCGTCTCTTCTCGCCAAATCGCATCAGTCAGTAGTGACTACCACGGAAAAACCACATCCCGAGCGCGGTGTAATAACTCCTTCCAAGAATATAAAATATCCGCCGCTACCGGAAAGGCGGATTCGGAATAGGAGGGAATCAGATGGCTGAGAGGGAGCCACCATTAAAGCTAGTACACCCAGAAATATCGCATGATACGGTGCAAGCCCTGGAAACTCTTTTGACGAAAGCGAAGGAG